ATCTGTAACAGGAACAATGACAGTTTTTGCATCAAGGGTATTATTTTTAATATTTGTTAAATTTAAAGCTTTTGTTTCGGCAGTTCCTGAAGTGGTATCGGTTGGATCGAAATAGTTCCCAAGATCGCTATACCAATCGGTAGAGCCTTTAATACTTTTCATCAAAGTTCTTACAACATTAAGGTCATCTTGCAACGACCCAGATACTGTAGGTTCTGCAACAGCAGATGTGTAAATATCAGCTACAGCATCATCGTAAGTTCTAGATCTTCGAATTTGAGTTAATTGTTCTAGAAAACTTCTAGCCATGGGGAATACCTCCCAAATTTATATTTTTTGAAACAGGAGGCATATCTTAAACTACCTCCGTATTGTTTCTAATTCTCTAATTCTTTTTCTAAGAAGCTGACAAAGGGTGTCTTTACCTGATCTAGGAGCTGATTCCTGTAAAGCATATTTAAGTAATTTAATATCCGATATCTTAGGTAAAAGCTCTCTAGCTTGTCTGACTGATAACTCTACAACCTCACCAACTTCCATTTTCTTTGGGTTTATATTTCTTATATCAATTCTTTCAGTTCGGGCGGTAACGTTGACTTCCTCTGTTTTTTCAACTTTTTCCTCACCCAAAATGATTTTCCAATTTTTATTATCCCTTAATTTCACATCTTTTAACCATGCAATAAAGGGATCTCCTTTGGGTAAATCATGTTTCTTACCATATTGATTATACAGTTCATCAAGCGGAATTTTCCCGCCTGGAGCTACAGCTCTTTTCATAGCATGTACCCACATTGATGAAATATTAACTATGCTACCTTTCATTTTGCGTTCTCCTTCTCTGTTTATTAAAACCCTTGTCCTTAATTTAAATCTGTCCCTTGAATTCTATCTATTATGAAATGTAATATATTGGATAGCCTGTGTAAAATTATTCCTGCAAAAAATATGTTAACAACAACATTGTTCAAATACAGGAATGCAATTACTACAAACCACCCCACCCATACAGACGTACAATATCCACAGTCAAGTAAATCATGTACAAAACTACAGAGTTTATTCGTGCGTCTATCAAAAAAGAATTTTCTTATAGGTTTGAATAACTCTGATTTAGTTATAACCTGCGTTAAAGCTTCGGTAAGTATAATTGCAAATAAAATAATTAATAATGTTGTCATTTAACTCCCAATATAATCCCCACACCGCCAGTTATATGGCGGTGCGAGATTATATTTTCATTAATGCTATCTATTATAGACTTCTGTCAATAATACCCATTCCTATCATTCTACTATCCAAGCAAGCAAATCCTATCTCTGCCCAACCAAAGAAACCTTGTTTTTGAACCCTAAGCAGTGTTGGGTCGTCATAGGCTTCGTATTCTTTACGAATAGGCATAACGAGAGAATCGTTGACGCCAAGATCGAAACCTAAGATCTGGGTTTCCCCTAATGTAGAAATTGTACCATCAGGACTTGTCACATTAGGATTATCCAGAAAATAATTATTAAAATAATCTGTACCATCGGCAAGGAATTTGCCATAAGATGATGTACTACCATTAATGTTGTACATACCAGTAGCACCTAAATGCTGTACCTCATGGAGAGTTACATTCCAAATTTTGCCCATTCCAGCAGCTTGAAAAATCTCCCGTCTGGTTACCGGATCAATGTCCGTATCTGTCCACTCACGAATATCAGCAGCATCTTCTGGAGATACATACAAATCTGTAAGTGTTCTACCGATTCTCTTAAAACCTACCATCATTTTGTTGATAAGTTCTTTTGAAAGATAACCGGCGCCAGTACCAGTAGGATTAATTTCATAAATCGGAGCAGGTCTAGAGCCTAACAGACCTTTACCTGAGAAAGCAGATGTAGCTGCAGGCATAATTACCCGCCATCCACATTCCTCTTCGTAATTAGCTAAATCCTTAGCCGCTCTAGCAGCAGCTCTCTGTGGAATATCAATTCGAGAGTCCCTAGCGTAAGTAATTTTCCAATCCGCAGACGCATCAATGGTAAACGTAGGAACATACACTTCTTCCCCGATACCCTCGATGAAGTTTTGAGCTACATAACCAAGTCCAGGTAATACCCAAACTGGAATTTCAAAATCTTCAGCGATTGGATACACAGCTTGTGCATCCGGTCCCAGTCTTTCGACTGCGAATAATTGACGCATAATTGATTCTAATTCAATCTTCTGCAAAATTGGAGTTGTTAATGCAGCTGCAAAAGCTCTGTAAGCAGCCAGGCCCTCAGGTGTCTGGATATCGGCTGTGGCTTTAAAAAGCTCCATCATTTCTTGTCTTTCCATAATAACAACTCCTCCTCATATTCTTTAATTTTGGAAGCACTATATCATGTGCTTTAATCCATATTTATATTTGTATTTATATCAAAAGTTTAATTCTAATTGGGTACAGCGTGGTGTTAGCAATATTAGCAGCTACTTTAGCTTGGCTAGCGCCTTTAACAACTTTAGCAACTATAGTTACATTAACAGCTTCGCCTGTAGTTAGATCATCTTCGTCGGCTGCCAAAGTAATATTATCAGTTACCTTTGCTTCATCATTAGCTGCATAAAGACAAGAACCAGGTGTTAAATCTCCTGATACCTCACTATCTACCATAGTAGCAGTATAATGTACTGTATCCCAAATACCAAGGTGTGCTACACCAAGTGGTGCTTCTTTAGTACCATTGATAGCTCCAGCACTATATGCAGGCTGTGCAATAACATCACTGGAACCAAGGTCGCCAGGCATCATAAATCCAGCTGGATGCACTTGATGATATCCAGTTTTTACTTTCTGCATAGCGAAACCAAAAACAGTGCAAAGGTCAGTATCACCAGAAACCATTTTAGAAACTATAGCTTCCTGATTAGTAGCATCACTATTTAATTTTAGAACTGAACCTGCGTAGCAAATTACTCCGCCAACACCGGTGGCATCAGAAGCTTGCGCCTGGTAACTGCAAAATTGATTTTCTACAACAGGATGTCTAGGTATAAACATATCCGTCTTCCTCCTTAATCATTCTTTTATTTCTTAGTCTTTTCTTACCATCAAACCTGCCATGGCTTTTCCTAATTTAGCATATCTTTCTTTCATCCCTTCATCAGGAATGATTTCAAAATTTAATGCTGCCGACATGGCATGTTGTGGATCTATATGAGCTGGCTCTGCAGCTTCTTCTGATTCGCCTTCTTCACTAGCTTCTTCTGATTTTTCTTCAGATTCCGCTCCTTCTTCTGACTCTGCTTCGGCGCCTTCTTCAGACCCCTCATCAGCTTCTTCTGATTCTGGCTTCTCAGCTTTAGCACCTTCTTCTGATTCTTCTGATTTATCAAAAGCTGCTAAAATTGCTGCTCTAAGAGATTCCAATTCAGATTTATATGATTTAAAATCCTCATCAGACATATCTCTGACTTTAACTGCCTGGGCTTTTTTGTCAGATACGACGCCAGCTTTTTCAAGCTCAGACATTCTAAGTTCGGTAGCCTTATCTTTCTTCATTTCTTCCAATGCTGTCTCTGATTCTGAAAGTTGAATCTTTGCGCCTTCAAGTTCCTCTTTAGCCGCCTCAAGCTCAGTTTGGAGATTTCCAGCTTTTTCTTCAGACTCAGTAAGTTTAGATTCTAATTCTTCAAACTCAGTGTTCTTAGCTTCCAACGTATTGGTTAATTCCTCAATAGTTTCAGCGGAAGTATTAAGAGCATCCTCCGTTTGTCTACGAATCTCAGCTTCTTCTTTCTCGGAAAAAATCTCAGCCACAACAGCTTTAACATCTTTCCTTAATTTTTCATCCATCTAATAATACCTCCTATATATTTTTGCTGTATTATATAGTATCTATTTTTTACTAACCAACCTGAATTGCCCATAAGGGCAGTTTCTTTCTTTTCCTCTTCCAATAACAAAAATATAATCACGATTTATTTACATCTAAAATTATGGTAAATCTTGTCTTATATTACTAGCACTCCACGTGCTGCAATAAATTCCTTCAATAACCGGATCTGAAGCACCTAACATAAACTTTACATCAACATCACCAGGTCCAGCAGATGCTACCGTAAGTGTGATGGTATTAGCTACAGTGTCTTTAGTAATATAACATGCTCCAGCATCATAACACGGAGTTGCCGTAACATTAGCGTATGAAGCTAAATCCATACCATGAAATTTAACACCGCTGGTAAGAACAAGTTCTGTTGTACCAGATGCAATTGTAAATGTTTGTCCCCAAACAAATGGGTGTGCGTGGTTATTACCCATATTTCTCCAGATAACCTTAAGATTATCATCACCATTAATTCTGGTTAGTTTGGGGGTACTTCTCAATAACCCTTGTTGTGCTTGTCCTAATTGTGGCATATCTTAATCCTCCCTTTACGATTATTATTTTTACTGACTCGCAGTAATCAGCTGTTAAATCAATTTTTTTAATCTAGCTAATAACTCTTTTCTTCTATCTTTGGCAGACATCTCTTTCATATAGTTTTCTACGCAACTAGTAGCGACACTCTGGATCTGGTTGCGTAAGCAATCAGGGTCCGTAGTGTCTCTGGTGAAAGCGGTGCAGCCACGCTCGTATAAAGCACACCAATCCGTATGAACCACTTTACTTGATTCATCTTTAAACGTATTATCATAAACTTCTTTTTTGTAACTAACGCAAATACCAACTGTGTCATTGTACACCAATTCGCTTTTTTCTAAACTTAAGGGTTCTGTACTATTAGAGGTTACATTATTATCTTCCCCATCTAATAAGTCATAATTGAGTATAATTGGTTTAGCATTGACATCAGTCTTCTTACCTTTGTCCGAAGCTGTCTCTAAAACAATAGAGGGTGGGTTAGCAGGGTGTTTGACAAAACCACAACCAGAAAAACTGATACCACGCAATACTCTATCTATTTTTCCAGCTGCAATTTCAGCTTTATTTTTTATTACTTTGGCAAGTTTACCAAAAATAGTATCACCGGTTTCAAGCCCCAAAGCTTCCGCTTCTTTACGACTTAATATTAAATCACCGACTTTAACATCATAATCACCAAAATAAGTTTCCATACTAACACTCCATTCACCTTCGGCAACTTCCTTGGCTAAATCCGGAAATCGATTCTTATATACAATACCTGCAATAACAACATGCACGTCTTTTTCATCCAAGCTAGCACTTTCCATTGATGCTAGCTCTTCGATTTCCAATTTATTGCCATCCTTGTCCATAAAAGCACGGTCATAGATGTGTCCAACTATTTCCGATTCTTTATGCTCGATATCCATTGCCTTATTAATTATAGTGTGCTCAGCTTTTACCAGCTCTGATGGAAGAAAATACGCATGATTTAAATTAGCGCCCGAAGAAACAAATACTGCAGAAAAATATTGTAAATCAATTTGTTTTTCACCCTCTTTAGGTAGCGCTATTACAGAAGCCGCTTCTTTTTTACGGGCATCTGTCTCCTCATGCAATTGAATATCCGCTTCTAAATATAATTTTTCCACAACAAATCCTCCTTATAAACTACTATGACTTCTTTCTTCTATCTGCGCCCAACTTGAGCCTGTTTTTACGTCTTGCCATAATTTCCCCCTTTTAATATATGTGGTTAGTTTATTTATCTTTCTTTATCCTAACCATATTCAATGTGTGTTGAAAATTAGCAAATTCTTCATCCGACATCCCACTAACATAATCCCCTATAGTAACTTTTGAAGATTGTGTTTTCTTTGGGGCTGTTTTCTTTGGTGTGACTGTTGTATCCTTTTGTTTTTTCTTGGCAGGTTGTCCAGTAGGTCGTCCTTGAGAAGGTGTGCCTTTTGGTGTTCCCTGTTTGGGTTGGACAGTGCTCGGACTGCTACCACCAGGACCTGTTAAACCGGTGCTTTTCGCTTGCTGCCAAGGAGAACCAATAATACCAAAAGTACCATCTTCCACCAAAGGAAATTCCTCTTTCATATTCATAAGCTCGTTAGGATAATCAAATCCAAGAGCTTCATGAGCGGTTCTATAACTCAACATTCTACGATCAACTAATTGTGATATTGTATTCATGTAAAGTATAAGATCCTGTAATACACTTTCATCCCATCTAACTTTAGGAAAACGATCAAATCCCATAGCCTCAGCTATTTGTTGATATTCTCGATATATCCATCTAGTAACTTGGTTTCTTGCATAGTTTATTTCTTCCATCAATCCTTTTGTTACTAATCCCGCTTCCGCCGAATTCAAATCAGATATACCATCAATCAAAGCTCTTGTTACGGCTAAACCACCAGTCATATCATCATTAACTTGTTCATATTTTGCTTTCCCCAAAATAGCTTCAATTTCTGGAGAAACTATTTTTTCAACATGTAAAGTATGATTCCAAACCACGTCAAATGATTTACTTGGTGTATTAAATAAAGCGGCAACAGCTTCTAATTCTCCTTGTGTTGTAACTGGATACTCATCTGATCCTATAGTTATCTTGAGAATATAATTAGAAATACCATCTAACGTACTCAAATCTGCATTTTTTAATGCTTTTTTGTACTCAATGGTATCAAAAACACGTGTTGTTCTAGGTTTTGCATATCTTTCATAAGGTTGTTTTCTATATGTTATAGTTCCAACCAACCTAGGATCTAATTTATAATCCCCACCTTTTTCAGCAGCAGCTTTTAAATCTGACGGCAAAGCTTTTATTAAAGCTTTTTCATCTTCAGTTAAATCAGCTGGTTTCTTGGCTAACATTTGCGTCAATTCAGGCGGAACCCTCATAGAAATTGACACTTTATCAAATAATAAGTTTCCAGTAACTATAACTAACTGGGGGTTAAGAACTGTATACGCTACAGGTAAATGCCCTTTAGACCATATGTTTTTCTTTGCTGCGTCTTCTTGAGCAGCAGCTACTTCTACAACAGCTCCTTCTTTTCCAGTAGTTTTCTTAGTCTTTGTAGTTTTTAATTTTTTTCCTGGCACTGGTGATAAATATGAAACTCTCGGTTCATATGCAGCTAAAACTTTATATGTAGTAACATGTCCAGTTTTAAAAAATTCGAGAAAAACCCATTCTAATATCTCATCCATCCGCACATCAAAACTCCAAGCATCATAAAACTGTTTTATGTTTTCATCATCGATATCATTCTCAAAACCTTTAAATGCTAAACCCGTTAAAAGATTTATCACCGTACCCACTATGGGCTCTGTGTAATAATATCTATCCGCTCTTTTAAACAAACTCTGGGCTGAATCTTCATATGGATCTTTCTGAGCTAAATCTAAATAACCCCTATCCAAAGGATCTCTTGTAATAGTTGCAGCTTTTTCACGAAATCCTTTTGGTATAACAGCACCCCCATTCTCAAGGAATGCTAAAGCTTTCTTTGTAGGCTGTAAATAAAAAGCTGCCTGTCCCGTATTGACATTGGTTTCAACTTTTTGAATACCGACGTCAGGGAACTGTTCTTGTAATTGTGCTGTTATTTTTTTAAATTTTTCTTCCATCAAATAACCCCTTACCTGTAATTAGTTTTTAATCCCGAAATAGTGGTGTCTACTGCAGTCACATATGTTGGGTCCTTTCTACCTATAAAATCTTCCACCTCTGGCGGGTCAACCCCTGACCAAGTTGTGGTGTATGGATTAGTTCTATATTTTGATTTATCGTCTAAATAACTTTCTGCCATCAATATTCTCCTTTAAAATGGAATTGAGAAACTCAAACCAAACGAGGTATTTCCACCTTGCCACCCAACCATCGGCCCAACAAAAGCATTTTCAATCAATGGGACCGCTTTTCCAAAATTCCATTGTACAGGTGAAAAGCTAAAAGCTGCCTCATTACTTCCATCCACATTGGCTGCTCCAATACCCAAAGTTAAGAATCTCCAATCCATATCAACATCAGTTCGTCCATAAGATGAGATACTAAGATCAAGAGCTGGAGCATAAAAATCATTTGTAAAAATACCACTTAAACCTATTCTTGGATTCCAAAGGCTCCAACTTTTAGTTTTTGACTCTGTCTTTGCCCAATCCAACCTAGTCACTTTCATTGGATACTTATTACCCTTGGTTTCTGCCATTTGATTATTTTCTACATTAAGTTCGGCGTATCTATTAAAAGTACCGTTTTTATCTTCGGTCTCAATTACGTCTACATTGAATTCTAATGGGTAAGTACCTGTCTTCCATAATTTATTTGGATCAGGTTGATTTGGATGAAACATCGCCCATGCTACTGGAAATTCAGTACCATCTGACGCTTTCTTATAAATCTTTATAAAATGATGATCGGTAACTTTGCCCTTTAGATAAACATGGGCTGAAGCTTGCTGTAATTCAACAGTCTGATCAAGTTTACCTTGTATAATACCAATCTCATCTATTTTTTCTTTGTTGTCTTTGGCATACTTTAAAATTAAACTGTCTTTCTTTTTTAACTCTGCTTCTAATTCTTTTACTTTCTGATCATTTGCTTGTAATTTAATTAGTAAAGCATTATCTGCTATTTGTATTATCTGCGGTGGTTGTGGTGGTGTGGGTTTAAATATATTCATTAAATCACCCCACTTAATAAACACAAATATTACAAAAATTATCAATACCGCTGTTTTGGCAATACCAAATATATCCCACTTATATTTTGATTCCATAACTTATCCCTACCTATCTGTATCTAAAGTTTTAGACCCTTTATTAAAATCCTTAGCTTCCCTATCCATTAAGCTTTCAACATCACCATCTTCATTCAATTGGGTTCGTGCAATTATTCTAGTTATAGCTAAAGTTATAAAACCACCGCCCAAAAATGCAAATCCAATTGTAGGGGAAATCCAAGGCTCCTTACCTCCAGCCGGAAAGTGAAACATACCCCAAATAGTAGGTATGTACAGAAATGTTAACCATTGATATTTTACAGATGCAAAATTTCTAAATATCTTTTGAAACCATAAATCCCAAAATGTTTTATTAAAAAATGAAATTTGTTCACTCATAACTAATTCCCCCTAAATAAAAACAGTTCTATAAACAATGAGGTTACATTATTATTTGATTCTTTTTTGTAAAACAGCTTTACTTAAATCTTTACCAGAATGCTGCATAGTCTTAGTTGGTAGTGGTGTGGCTTTATTTGAAACGTTATGTTCTTGCCAACTACTGTTCTTTGATCGCTGTCGAACCATCCCACCGTGTGTAAATAATATAGGTAAACCATCTTCCTCTAATTCCCTTTCGATTATCCTGGCTCCATACGCAGCTAATATCATAGCCGAATAAAGGTCTTTGTTTTGTCCCTTTTTAGGAGTGTCAAAATGTAAAAGACCGCTTGGTGTTTGTGTAACTATAATACTAAGCATTTGTGATTTCAACATATTTATCTTTGAAAAACTAACCGCTGATGTATCATCTACTCCTGTGGGGGGCTCTGGGAATTTAAGTCTTTTATCTTCTAATAAAGCTAATGTAGCAAAATTAGCATCAGATATCCATGCTGGATTGAAATTAACCATTTCTAAAACATGTAATCCTTTAAGATGTCTTTTGTCTTTATCAGTCCTGTCAATAAATGGTTCGTGATCGTTGTAACCTTCCTCCAATAAATCCATTACAGCTTTTCCACCACCACCTTTGTCCATGAATATTCTTACTACATTGTAAGTATCGAAAATCCTTTGTATAGCTTCTGTGAGTCCTTGTGTGGTCTTATTTTTTAATTCCAACACATTAACCACCTTATTAATTGCTCCTAATTTTATTATTACTACACCACAACTTGCTGCTCCGCCCTGATTTGGATCTACACCTACAACATATTGGCTATCACTACGTCCTCTTAATTCTATATTAACACCACTGTCTATAGTACATTCTTCTAACAAGGATGCTTTGAAGAATCCCTCAGAATCAGATATCATTGCGGCTTCATATTCCATCATAAATTCATAAGTAGACATTGTACGTTTAGCTTCTTCAATACTGTCTTTCTCCAAAAAGCCTGTAGGCATAAACCAATAAGGTATTTGAAAAACTGAATGTTTTGCTTCTTCTCCAAACTTATCCATCATCTCCCAATGGTCTTTCATACGACGATACATATGATTAAATTTAAAAAATCCAGATGAAGTCATAACCATTTTGTTTACACTTTCTTCTTCAAAATCACCTTCTTTGGCAAGTCCTTGCTCAACCAACTTACGCTGTTGTTCTAATCTTCTAACCTTTTCCATAGGCTCCAGTGAAACGGCTGCGAATGGTCTAACAACTAAATCTAAAACCTTATCTGGAACCTGAGCTAACTCATCTATACATATTAAATAGAAACGTGACCCTCTAATCTTTGCACCGTCTGCACCAAGTGGCAAAGCTTCTATATAAGAACCAGTATGCCCACCAACAGCTTTAAATCTAAGAAAACAAGTGTCTGTGCCTCTTGTTGGTCTCTTCTCAGTTGCTTGTCTGACTATTGGGGATTTGCTGTATAATTTTTCAACTTCGGAAAAAATCATCTTGGACTGACGAAAGGTGGGTGCTATTAAACCAACTCTATAGCCTGGGTATAACAAACAATGTAAAACCGCAAGCAATCCCTGCATATATGTCTTCCCACACCCTCTTCCCATAACACTAATAACGTAATTCTTAAACCACATATCTTTAAAAACTATACGTTGGATTGGTGCTAAATCAGACCTACATAAATCAAAAGCAGCGATGCAAGGATTTTGTCTGTAAAAATCTATTAATTCTATTCCCTGATCATATAAAGCTTTTATATTTTTTACATTTTTAATAGATGCCATTAAAAAATTGAGTCCCCCTCATCGAGTTTGACATCTAAATCATATCTATTTCCTTCAAACTTGTTGTATTCTTCTAAAGCCTCTTTCTCTTCTGCCACCTGTAAACTTATTTTTTCTTTAAGATCTCTCTTCTTACTTTCTTCAAAAGCTACAGCTAGATCAACTATTGAAAATCCTTTATGTTCATGGGGATTTATCCTATCTTTTCTGCGAGATGAAAGATTTTCCTTTATCTTTTCATTCTGCTTTCTCATTTTTTCAATTGCATTAGAAATATCAAGCTGACGGTCTGGATCGTCTTTTGTGGTTTTAAGAAGGCGAATTTCTAGCACACGATTCATAGCCAAGCTCATAATATCATCGATATCGCTGGCTGTTAAATCAT